CATAGATATACCTAGACAGACTTATGCTACAGGTGTGTTCTCTAATCCTGAAGATAAAGATCCAAAAATTAAACCTGAAATTATCGGTCAGATAATGAAACAGTTTACAGAATTTAAAAAAGAATATCCTATATTAGATTATTCTTTGATAGGTTCTATCTTAACTAAAAGATATAGAGATGACGCTGACCTAGACATCAATGTTTTATTTGATGTACCTAAAGAGAAACAAGAAGAAGAAAGATTAAGATTATCACAAAAGTTTTTATCTGCTAAAAATCCTGACAACATACAAGGTAAATTAATACCTGGTACAAGACACCCTATTAATTATTATTTTATTACAGACAAAGAAACTTATGACGATCAGAATAAAAAAGCAGACGCAGTATTTGATATAGGTAAAAATAAATTTATTAAACGACCTGAAGACTTTGAATTTGATCCTGCGCTATATGTAAAAGACTTTGAGAAAAAAGTACAAGAGATAGATGTAATCAAAGGCGAATTAAAAAGAGATATTATAGATTACAACGAACTAAAAGGACTAACAACAAATGATGTTTTAAACTTACAAGATAAAGTAAAAGATAAGTTAGATGAAATAGAAGATAGTATAGAAGACATTATAAAAATAGGTGATATGGTTGACGCTGAAAGAAGAAAAGCGTTTGATAGTGATATGTCGCCTGAAGAAATAAGACAATATGGTATAAAGAATAGATTACCTAAAGCAGTTATCTACAAAATGTTAGAGAAGTATCATTATATTTCTTTCTACAAAAAATGTAAAAAGATTTTAGATGATGGTATTGTAACTGACAAAGAAGTAGATAGTTTAAAAACAGAAGCAAGAAGAAAATCAATTGCATTTACATTTGGTAGATTTAATCCACCAACATCTGGACACGAAAAACTAATTAAGAAAGTAGCAAGTATCAGAGCAGATACTTTTAAAATATATTTAAGTAGAAGTAATGACCCTAAAAAGAATCCATTATCACCTAGAACAAAACTAACTCATATGAAAATGATGTTTCCTAAATATAGTAGAAACATTGAAATCAATACAACGAATATGATTTTAGATATTGCAAGTAAATTGCATAGACAAGGATTTACAGAAATCTTTATGGTAGTAGGAAGTGATAGAGTTAGAGAATTTGAAACAATACTTAACAAGTACAATGATGTAAGAAGTAGGCACGGATATTACAACTTTGATAATATCAATGTAGTATCAGCAGGTGAAAGAGATCCAGATTCAGATGGCGTATCAGGTATGTCAGCAAGTAAGATGAGGGATGCCGCTAATAAAGATGACTACAACACATTTAAAAGAGGCGTACCTACAGGATACAGAAACGCAGATGATTTATTCAAAGATGTAAGAAAAGGAATGAGATTAGTAGCAAGTATGGAATACGATACTAACTTTAGACCAATTAAAACTTTACAAGAATTTGAACAAAAACAAATAAGAGATTTATATATTAGAGAAATGATTTTTAATATAGGAGATCAAGTTAAATATATCAAAGAAGATATTGATGGTAAAGTGATTAGAAAAGGTACAAATTATATTGTACTAGAAGATAACAACAATAATTTACACAAAGCTTGGATATGGGATTGTTTACCTAATCCAGCAGATAGAGAGGCACAAGTGCGAGAACACAATTTAGATGTAGATTACGGCTTTACAGCTGTTTCTACTAAAGAAGATATGGATAGGTTGCCACAAGACAAAGATGTTAAGAAAAAAGATGGTACACAACCTAAAAAGTATTACAAAGATATGTCAAAAGACACAAAATCAAAGAGAGCAGATCATTTTAAAAATACAGATACTACTAAAAATGATAACGATCCAGCGCCAGGAGATAAAGACGCAAAGACAAAACCTAGTACACATACTCAAAAGTACAAGAAAATGTATGGTGAATTTAAGAAAGAGTCATACGATATAGGACACGACTATGCTAAACACGCTGTATCAGTTACACCAGGACAAGACGGATACGACCCTAATTATCAAGGTGGTGGATATAAACCTGCCGTTGATGGTACTTCAGGTGAAAAAGTAGTACAAAGACCAATAAGTGATGATATTTCTGTAAAAGATATCAACGATTGGGCAACTACAAGTGAAACAATAGATAAATATAAGGAAAGATACAAAGAAGAATGGCAAAGAAAATTGTCTGAGGTTGTATCTAAAATGATAAGGAATATATAATGTTAAGTTTTGCAGATTATAAAGATAGAATATCAAAGTCGGTACACTATCATATTGAAAACAATATACCTTTTGCTGAGAACATTTATCGTGTTCATAGTGAAGAATTTTATAAGTTGTTTAATGAGGCAAGAGAATTGTATAGTGAAGGACTATTAACTGAATTGAACGATTGGGATAAACAGTTATTAGAAACAGACATTGGTGAGTTTGGTTTATACGAAAATCAAAAAGTACCTTTAGACTGCCCTATACAAGAAGAAGACGAAAAAGATCCGCCTTTAAACAAACCTAAAAAAGGTGGACCTAAAAAGTTTTATGTCTTTGTAAAAGACGGTGATAAGATTAAGAAAGTTAGTTGGGGAGATACAACAGGACTAAAAGTCAAGTTGAATGATCCTGAGGCTAGAAAAAACTTTGCTGCTCGGCACAACTGTGCTAGTAAAAAAGATAAAACAACACCTGGATATTGGGCGTGTAATTTGCCTAGATATGCAAAGAGTTTAGGACTACAAGGTGGTGGAAATTTTTATTGGTAATGAACTCGCTTGATAATTATTATAAACCTTTTGAAGATTTTGATAATAGTATTTACGATAAAGTATTTACTAGAGTTATTAAAGAAGATGTGAAACAAGACCAACTTATATGGCACAAAGATAAAAAAGACCGTGATATAAAAGTTGTGTATGGTACAGGATGGAAATTACAAAATGATAATGAGTTGCCCTTTGAATTAGAAATAGGACAACATTATCATATAAACAAAGAGTCGTTTCATAGATTACTAAAAGGTAATTCGGAACTAAAACTAGAGATAAGAGAATATGAGTAGAACATTAAAAGAAGTAAGAGAAAATTTATTAGAAGCGACAGAAGCGTCTAAAACTAATTTACAATATATTAGAGCAAAGACAGCTAAGAACGATCACTTTGAAACTAGAAGATATATCGCTGCTGAAATTTTAAGAGATACAAAATTAGCAGACGCATACAAAGGTTTAGAAATGGTACACAATAACTATGCTAGAGTTATTGGTAATGACGCTATTACAATCAGACAAAGATTAGAAAAAATGATGATGGCAGATTTAAAAAGAAAAATTAAAAATTGGGACGAAGTTTATTCGGCACTATAAGGGAGAACAATGACACATATTAGAACATTAATGGATCAAATGATACAGATAGACGAAGGCAGAATGAAAGATATATTTACTGCCGACCAAGAAGGTCAGTCTGCTGAAGAAATTGCTAAGGCATTAAAACTACCACTAGGTACAGTTAAGAAAATCTTAGGTGAAGAAGAAGAATTAAAAGAATTTACGGCAAGTCAATTAGATATACTATCAAAACAATATGCTGGTATGTCTGGTAAAACAATTTCAATAGATCAGGCAAACAAGTTAAGAAAGATATTCAAACAAATACCTGATAGTGCTATGGACGCTTTAAGAAAGAAAAAGATACCTTTCTTATCAGGTCTTGCATTATCTCGTATGGTACAAAAAGGTATGCCTGTAAAAGAAGACGCAGACGCACCTAAAGAAAATAATGTTGATAAAATTAAACTTGCAAAAGAAAAAGATACAGACGCTTTAGAAGCACAATTAATTACTGCTAAAGGTCAGATAGAACTTCTTAAAACTAAATTAGAAAACGAAAAGAACAAGGCAGTTAAACCAGAACCTAATAAAGAAACAGGCGAAGTACCTTTAACAGTAGGTGTTGCACACAAATATTTAAAAGCAAAAGCAGAAAAAGAAAAAGAAGAAGTTAAAAAAGAAGAAACAATAGTAGAGTTTAAAAAGATGACAGTATCTTTTAAAACACACGATATGATGTCTAAGGCTTCAACAGATTTAGCAAAACAAGGTTTCACTATCTCTGGTAATCAAAAGGCATTAAAAGTAGATGGCAAAGGTGCAGACCTTAACAAGTATGCTACAGATTTAAAAAATAATTATGGCGCAACAGTTGTAGCAGAGGAAAACTTAAAAGAAGCAACATATGGTTGGACGTTAGTTTCAAAAGCGAAAGACCTTGCTAAAAAGTTTGCTAACAATATAACAAAGGCCGTAGCAGAAATAGAAAAACTAGAAAAAGGTTTATCTAAAAATCCTACAGTTGACGCCGAGCTAAAAAAGTATAATGAAGACAGACACGCAGGTGCTAAAGCAGTTTACGAACAAATTAAAGGTCTTAAAAACAAAGCAGAAAAAACAGGTATGCCATACGGTATACTTAAAAAAGTTTACGATAGAGGTATGGCAGCGTGGAGAGGTGGTCATAGACCAGGAACTACACAGCAACAATGGGCATTTGCTAGAGTAAACTCTTTTGTAACTAAATCATCTGGCACTTGGGGCGGTGCTGATAAAGATTTAGCAAAACAAGTAAAGGGAAAAAACTAAAATGAATGAAAAATATTTAAAAACAAAAGAGGGTAGTATTGAAGATACTGTAAAACTTATGCAAAATAAAGTTTTAGAATCTGACTACCAAGATAAATTTAAAAAGGCATTAGACAAAGAGGGTAAACCTTTAGGTCATATGACAGGTGCTGAAAAGAAAGCATTTTTTAGCAAAGTAGATAAAATGCACACAGCTAAAAATGAAGAAAAAGATATACCAAAAGGTTCTCACAAAATGCCTGATGGTACTATAATGAAAGATAGTGAACATAAAAAAGAAGTTAAAGAAGAAGACGCTTACGATGGCACTCCTGCTGAAGTTAAAAAACTTAAAGCAAAAGAAAAAGCAGATGCTGAAAAAGCAAAAGCAAAATCTAAAAAAGAAGAAGTTAGCGAAACACATACTACTCAAACTGCTAAAGCAAACAGACATCAAAAATCTGCTGGTGGTGAGAAAAGTCCTATAAGTCATATGGTAAATAAATCTATTGAAGAAATTACTTCTAATGGCACTAAAACTTTCGCACAAATGAGAGCAGAAATTGACGAGGCGTGTTGGGATTCTCATAAACAAGTTGGTACTAAAATGAAAGGCGGCAAACAAGTCCCTAATTGTGTACCAAAGAATGAGGATACATCATATCCTAGTAAAGACGCTAAGATCAAAGGTGAAAATCCTGCTGACAAGGGTAAGAAAGAACAAGAAACTGGCGAAGATACTAGAGATCCTAAAAAGAAAACAATGTCAGGTCAAGTTGCGACTTCTCCTGAGATGAATCCTAAAGTAGATTACAAATACTAGTAT